GGGCATACTTGCTTCCAGTGAAGATATAAATGATGCAAGTCTAATATGATCCTTATTAGTTGGGTCATACGAAGACAGACCTTGGGAGATTTCATGCAACGCAAACATTGCTTTTTGGTGAGCAGTTGTAATCCTGTTAACAATTTCATACTGAACAGGATTTGCCTCATAAGCTGCTTTAGCACCCTCAGATTCTAGTTTCTTTCGCATGTCCTCGGGAACCATTGACCTTATATCTGATAAAGTCTGCTCTTTTAAAGATTCTACAATAGGCTTTACCTGCTGTTTTTTCTGCTCTTGCTTTATAGCATCAAGCTCCGGCTTCAGTTCCTCCATTGCTTCCTGTTTTGCCAGCTTTCGGGTTCTTAACTCGACCACTCTTTCTAGGTCATCCTGCGAGAACTGCGGTTTCTTTCGCTTAAGAAAGTTTTGATAATCGTAATCAGAATCATCTAGAGCCGAATTTGGATCCTCCTCCAGCCTCTTATCTAGGTAGTCTTTTTGGTCTTTAAAGAATTGTAAATACTGAGATTTCTTACCCTTGTATTCCTCAAAATTATCTTCAGCAAACTCTACAAGCTCAAGGCGTTTCTTTTGATCAGTGGTTAGCCAAGTTAGGTCCTCCTGCTCCTGTACAACTTCCTGTACAGGTTCTTCGGATTCCTGCTCTGGTTCCACTGCAGGAACCTCCACCTCCTCAAATAAGGTTTTATCGTATTTGGTAAGAGCCTCTTGTTCTTGCTCTTCTTGCTCTACCACAGGCTCATCCTTTTGCTCTGGCTCCTCCTGCTCGGCATTGGACATATCAATAGCATCAGAAAGTCCATAGACATTTAACTCGTCATCTTGCTGCTCTTCCTGTGGTTGCTCCTGTTGTTCTTGTTGTGGCTCCTCTGTATCTATTTTTTCAAATAGTGCAGACATTAAAGAGGAACCTACATTTTCGTTTCGTTCGGCTTGTTCTTCACTCATAGTTATCTAGGTGGTGGTTGTGCTCCTGCCACTTCTTGAGGTGGCATTCCTGGTTGAAATTGTCCCTGCGGAGGTCTCTGTACTTGCTGTGGTGGCTGTTGCGGTTGTGCTTGCTGTGCCAAAGCACCCTTTATGGACTGAACCTCCTGATTCATGCCTTGAATGATTTGTGTAATCTGCGGTACTGTCTGCTTGAGTTGCTCAACAAATTGAGCATTTGCGAGTGACATATCTTCTTGTGTGTCAGTTTCCACATTTAGGTCGTAAGCTGCACCTGAAAGTCGGAAGATTTCGTTCATTATCTCCAATACTTTCTCTGTGCCAACTGCCTGCATGATTGGTTGCACTGATACCACCTGCTGAAGTAGTCCCGCTAAAGTTTGTGCGGATTGTGTATTTACTGCCCTTTCTGCTCCATCACGAGAAGAGAAATTATACTCATGCAGGAGTATATCGGGCGTTCCTATCACTGTCCTCTTTGCCTGTGGGTTCATGTAATCAGAAGTTGATCCGTATGGTGCTTCCTGAAATCCGGCATTCTTTACAATTTCTTTTGTATACCTACCCTGTACAGGCACACGATACTCAGACTCGGAGCATGAAACTAAATGCTCAAATAACATCTTCTTTGCTCCTGCACGAAGCTCATCAATACCTTCTGAGATAAATGAATAGATTGCCTGTGTGGTTGTCGCTATCTCTGTTACCTCTGTAGCGGATATTTCACGAGGGGCAGGTTGCCCCAGTTCCTGTGGCGATAGAATGAGAAGTCTTTCTACTAGATTGAGTAACTGAGTAGTAGACTGAATTGCCTGATTTACGGATGCTTGCATTTCACTCTGCACCTCAACAACAGATACAAAATCTTTAGCATTTAAGCCGAGGTCTGCCATCTTGGCACCTGAGTAGAATAATGCATGGGGCTTTGTGTACATTGTGCCCTCTGCCATTGCATCTTGTATATATGCTTTTACATCATCATCTAATGCATCCTGATCAATAGCGAAGATTTTCATCATGCTAATTTTCATATCATGAAGCATTTTATTCATGATATTATTCATCTGATCCTGGAATGGCATAAGTTCATGTGCCACTGATATGTTTACCATCCTAGCATCATTCTGATTTAATCCACCATATATAGCAGGAATACTAGGAAGGAACTCTGCATGTAATACAGTATTATCACTAGCTACTACCATCTTCATCCATACATCATGCGGATAATCACCGATACCTTCTTCTGCCGGATTTATTCTGCAAAAGTAATGCGAAAGAAATATACCTTTATCCTCATCTTCAGAGCCGTAAACGCCAGTGTTTGCAGTTCTGTCATTTTGCATAGCAAACTCCGACTTTCTTGTCGGAAAACGCATACTTTCAGGATCTAAATAGTAGCTGAAGAATTCTTTATAAGAATCATATGCTCCGAATAAATTAGTATTAAATGAAATATCTTCGGTATTCCAGTAACCTGGATTATCGCAGATATCTCCATATTTTAATACATCCCAATAACCAACCCAATCAGGACCATTGTCAGTATTTATATCCGCAAGAGGTTTTGATTGGTCATGCATAATTCTAGTGGGATGCGGTTTTACAAAATCTACACCCTCCCTGCATACATAACTTTCAATACCTTCCGGTTTCATTTTATTCTGCTTCCAAGTGGTAGCTCTTGTCCAAGCACTCTCAGGAAACATTAAAACAAAACCATACATAAACATATCTCTAATTCCCTGCCCGAAAAGATGCCTGTAATTAAACTGGTCGCACATCATTTCTACCCTTTGAGAAAGCACATCCGCTCTTAATTTATCTTCGGAAGATGTTCCGCGAGGTTCATATTTAAAATACGGGAAAAGGTTGGAGAATCTTGATACTTGTGCTGCTACTCTTCTAGTAACATATGAACGAATAATATTAACAGAAACTTCGTATAATCTCAGGAGGTTTATACTCTTGAGTGCCCCCTCTTCATTGTATTCACAAAACTGTTCTGCAGTACCCATACCCTCTAGGCATTCAGCAGTATCCTCGATAGATATCTTACCTTGTGCGTACTGTAATAACGGTATGGTAGATTTGTTAATTGGTAGACTATCCCAAGCCAAGTCTACTGACATAAATAAGTTACTATTCTTGGCAGAGTGAAATATACCCTGACGAACCCTAGATTCTATATAATCTTCGAACTTCGCTCGTATCTTAAAGTTGTCTGAAGATTCGTCTTTTTCAGTAAATATTTCACGAAGTCTGTCATGCGTGCATCCGAATTTTTCAAGTATTTTTAAGTCTACCATTTTTTAATGCTCCTGATAATACATTTGGAATGGTGTCATCGACATAATCTCCAATCACCTGATTTTCCAAAATTGTTAAAAGGATACATGCTGGCATAGATATCCCTCTTCTTGCTAGTTGTCTGAAAAAAGTATCCTCGTTTATTCCAAGAAGTGCCGCTAACTCCTGCTCCGTAATTCGTAGAAAACCACACAGTCTTTTTATTCTTCTCTCGTTCCATTTATCCTGTAGGTCTAATCTTTTGTAATGCACCTCGATTGCAGTCGCAGAAGGTGCTCTTACGGATTCCTTAGCCATTCATCATGCTACGCAGTACGCCACCCGGTATCTCAGACTCAGGCTCAAGATCATCCTCGTCCATATCCATCTCATTGGCGTTGTTTTGATCATCTATATCTGATGACATTCGGCGCACTTCCTCAACAGGCATTCGTACTGTTCCTGCTATTCTGTTTGCTGATTTCTCAGAAATTAAAATTTGAAGAGTTACCTCTACAGTTTGCCCCTCGCTAACATTTGAGAACGCATTCTGAGTGGCATCATCATCGGTAGTATCCAAAAGTAATGTGTTAGCCATATGTAGAATCTAATATTTTAGGTCATAAAATCAAGCATTGATTTCTATAATTTCAGTCTTACTCCCAACACTTGAAAATGCACCTGGTCCTGCATCGTAATAAATAATCGGATATGTCATAGCATCATGGGCGTGAACATAGATGCTTCTTCTTGGTTTAAATCCAATATTTGGGTCATAGGTTTTCTTTGACTGCTCTGAAACCAAATTGAAGAACATTTTTTTAAGATGAGTACATGATCCGGAAAGTATAAACTCTTCGTTCTGTAGTTTTGCTACCAAAAGTCTCACCCTAGCCTCAACTGAACCACTAAACTTAGGTGCTGCTTTCAGCCTTATAGGGTCAAGTCCCTCGAAATGCTCAACCCTACTTTGGGAGATATGCTCAATATCCTTAACATCATAACTACCTGTTTTTGCACGAAATTGATTAAATGCAGAGTTATCTGAAATATGAATAAAGTTAAATTCATGGTCGCACTCCCTGTTCCAGAACATCATTTTTCTCATCACTTCAGGAACAAGCACAGTATAGGGAATGTGTTTGTTTACATGTACGATTTCATCAAAAACCAACCATGTAGTCTTACCCTTCATTATTATATTCTGCATGAAGATTATAGCATTATTGACAGAACCTGGGTCCCATCCGCAAATAATCGGATAATGTATGGATGGTAATAGTCTTTGTTTCTCACTGCCCATAATATGGACACCTTCTATAAAATAGGGCTTATAAATTGCATCACCAGCAGGTCTATCTATCCATTCACCACGAACCATCCGTGCTTCCTCAATCGGATCAGATGATACCGCCTCCATAATTCGGTCATAATAACCTGGAGGTAGATGCTTTAGATTATCCTCTATTTTTAGATGACGCACAAAATAGTCATCATTGTACTTACCCTTACTCAGGGGCTTCTCAAAAAACCTCTTATACACCCAATGAGATGGCCCATCAGGGTTGCAAGCTGCAGTATATTGCATGGGGGAATCAATACCGGGTCTTCTACCTAACTGCTGAACCACTGCATCGAAATAGTCAGGTGTATCCAAGTTGGTCAACTCATCTACGAATACATAGCTTGGCTCAAAACCTTTTATCCTGTCCTTAATAAATGCACCATATGGCACTGAGATAAGTACCACACGACTAGTTCCCCCGAACCTATTAGTGACATCTATATATAAATTCTTTTGGGAGTCCTGCCTTTCTCCCGTTGCCTTCATGCCTATACCATCCTCCCATAAGGGGATAATCTCAGTCTGTAGCTTATGCCAAACTCCACCCATTGTTGCCTGTGAGCGTATACCAACTATTAAAACCGCTAGTGCATTAAAGTTTTCCCACAGGTGGCGAACTAGTTTATGCCCGCCAAGTATGTAAGTTTTTCCCGTACCACGCTCTCCGTAACCAAGAATATACAGAGCCGAACTATCAAACATCTCCTGTTGCGTGGGCGTAAGGTCAGGAGTCCACGGAGGGGTATCATCCGTTTTTTCCTCATTTACTGCCTGACCTAACCTTTCAGCCAGTAAATCCTTATCAAGTTTGCCCATCTACTTCCTCTTTCAGCTTCTGCAAATTCTTTAAAGGTTGGAAACCTGCCTTCTTTTTAGACTTAGATTGCTCCTCGTTATGCATCTTCAGCATTATGTTAATTCCAGAAAGCGAACGATCGTATCCCTTGCCTATCTCTGATGATATCTGAGCAAGGCACTTGATATACTGTATTTTCATCTCAGGATCCATTTCCGCAGTATCCAAGTCCTTCTTTAAGTCCTGAGACACCTCAAATAACTGCATATTCTGCTGAATATTCAAACTAAGGTAACCCTTTAGTGCCTCCACCATCAATAGACCAGTATGCTTCTCGAATTTCTCAAAAGCTTTTATGGAATCTATTGTTTCGTCTGTTAAACCGAGCCTTTTAAGACCCTTCAGGTACTCACCCTGTGGTTTAATAGCTGCTATCACTTCTGACTCAGTTGGCTCATCCTCATGCCTTGTGAGAAGCTCAACAGGCTTAGGGGTAACGCCTCCGACTTTACCAGGTGTATACAACGCACTCAGTTTATCTGATTTTCCGATAATCCGATTTAAGTGGTTAGGGGTCACTCCTAGCATTTCTGCTGCTTCAGGCTTAGACTGATTGGCCTTTTTCATAGCCGCACCAACCTCTTCGTCGCTTATTGCTCTTTCTCTTGGCATTTCTCTTTGTACAGCTTGATTAATGGAAGGAATGTTGTCTCCCAATGAGGATGGTTCTGAAGAAATGTAAACTGAGGGTTTGAGCGCATATACGCCCCTGCCCTGTTCCTATCATCTGCGGATAAAGGATCAAATCTACACCCCTTGCAGAACTTCTGTGCAGTGCCTATAGCAATACTATCCCATGTTAATGAGTTAGATACCGCTCGCACTTCTAGGGTGGTCAGACCTTCGCTCTGTATAGCTACTTCCTGATCTGA